TATTACCAGTATATAGTGAAGCCACTGTACAGGCACGAGATGAAATTGCGACTAAAATGGAAATAAATTTAAAGAATGAACGTAAGGCTAGTGAATTCGAAGTAATACTGGTAACTATGACTGAGGGAGTGGATGAATATATAAAAAAAATTAAAAAACAAGGTACTTGGGGTGGGATATATGAATTACGAGTTGCTTCAGCATTATATAATGTAAATTTTATAATTTATAGTTCAAATGGTTACAGAATAAATATTGTAGCTGAAGAATCTAGAAAGCTTTTTTCAGAAGGAAAAACTTATAATGATGATTTACATGATATTCCAACAATTGTTCTTGGGTATATGGATGGTATCCATTATGTATTAGGAACAAATAGAAGAGAAAGAGAAATGTCTGGAGGTATTGGCTTTAATAAACTTGAAATTTATGCAAAAGATATTAAAGCAATCGATGGTAATTTATATACAGTATCAGCTTTAAAAACTGATAATAATTATGAAATATTAGGTATAATTAATAAAACTACTAAAAAAATAAAATATTCACTTGGAAATGATGAACAATCTATTAAAATTATGAATGATTTAGGTACTAAAATGAAAAAATATTTAAAAATTTTAATTAAAATAAATAATTTAGATGGATTAGAAAAATATATATTTTGGCAAAATAAATTAAATAATAATATTTATAATGATGAAATTGAATTAATAGGTAAAGTAATAACTAAAGAAGATGAATTAACAGGCGATTCTTATATAAAATTTAAATTTGATTAAATTATTATTTATAAATAATATTAATAAATAATATTAATAAATTAATCATGCTAAATTTAGAATTTATATTTAAAAAAAATCCATTTAAAAAAAATAAAAATAGTAAAAGCACACTTGGTAGTAAAAGCACACTTGGTAGTAAAAGCACACTTGGTAAAAAATTATATGAAAAATATCAACTAGAAAAGGAAAAATTTAAATTGAAAAGAGAAAAAGATTTTACAACTATTGATAAATCTAAGTATTATTTTACAAACCAACAATATTTAGATTTTTTAAGTGATGAAAATTTTAATATATCATTTTGTCATATTGATAATATTAAAAAAAAAGAAATTAAAAATTATAAAATATATTTGGAAAATAAATATATTCTAGAACAAGATGAAATTGAATTGAAAAAATATTTAAAAAAAGGTGATAATAAAAGTTATTATAATTATAACTATGATGGTATTTATGATGATTATTATAATTATACTGATAATAATCAAAATATTGATTTAGATGAAATGATAGAAGATAGTATGAATTATGAGAACAGTTCAGATTCAGATTTAGATTCAAATTAAAATAAATTCTTATACTATATAATGTTTTTAATTGATAAAATTAACCCTTTTATATTTTTAATATCCTTATTTATTGGATTGTTTTTTAGTTATTCATTTTCACCAACACCTGATATAATTGTAAAATATCCTACTCCTGAAAATGCACATAAATTAATTTTTGAAGATGATACTGATAATTGTTATAAATTTATAAGTAAAAGAATTAATTGTCCAAAGGATAAAAAAATGATAAATGAAATACCTATTCAAAAAAGTATTAAATCGAAAATATAAATTATATAGATTAAATAAATATAATATATTAATATATTACTAATGGGATTAATCGATAAGTTTATATCAAGTACAAAGGGTAGAATTATAATTTCAATTATATGGGGGTTAGGATTAGCTACTATGTTTAGAAAAGTATGTAAAGGTCGGAATTGTATTGTGTTAAAAGGTCCAGACCCAAAAGAACTTAATGGTAAAATATATAATTTTGATGGTAAATGTTATCAGTTTAATTCAATTGTTACAAGTTGTAAAAATAAATTGTAAAATAAATTATAAAAAATAAATTGTAAAAAATAAATAATAGTTCGTTTTATTTCTATAAAATAGATATTTATAAATCATATAATGAGTACAAGAATTGATGATCTTAATACGCAAAATGTTGATGAAAATATAGATAATCTAAAAAGTGATGACAATTCTCAAATAGTTAATGAAATTTTACAAGAAATGAATAGTGAAAATGTAGAAAATAATGCTACACAACAAACTCAAGAAAATTCAAATATGTATATTGATAGACTAATTGATCCAAATGTTAATATGAATAATATTGATAATCTTAATCCAACAATAGTTCCTGATAATAATGATAATAATAATACAAGTGTTTATGAATTGAGTCTTAAGGACAAATTAATTAAATATCTTAAAAATCCTGTTATAGTAGGCGTTTTATGTCTTATTATATTTTCCCCCATTCTTCAAAACATTTTAGGAAAATATATTCCACAAATATATGGATATGGTGCATCAAAACTTTTTATTTGGTTAGGGCTTATAATTAAATCTTTAATATTATCCATTTTATATTTTATTTTAACACAATTAGTATAATATATTATTTTTAAACATTATTGATATAACAATTGATTTAACACAATTGATATAACAATTGATAATTGATATAACATAATTTTTAATATATTATATATTATTTTCTAAATTATATATAATGAATTCAAATAAAATTATTTTATTACTAATAGGAATAGTAACATGTACATTAGTTGTTAAAAAACTTACTCCAATTTATACTATATTACTTATTTCATTGTCAATTATTGGATATAGTTTATCCAATGATATTATATCTGCTATATCAATTGCTTCAATTTCAGTTTATATTATATTATATCTAAATGATAGTAATTATATGGAAACATTTAAAATAAATAAAATTCCTATTAAAAAAAAAATATTATTAAATCAAATAAATAAAGATACGAAAAAAATAATTAAAATTCCTATTAATAAAAAAATATATAAAAAATTACCATTAAATCAAATTAAAAGTTTGAACAATGACACAAAAGAATTAATAAAAACTCAAAAATATCTAATAAATACATTAAATAATATAAAACCAATACTTAAAAAGAGTAATTACATTTTTGGTTCATTTAAAAAAAAATTGGAAAACATAGATTTCAGTTTTAAATAAATATAAATAATAGTTTTAAAAGTTTATGTTATGTTTATATTTATGTTTATGTTTCTATTAATTTAAATTTCAATATATAATATATATTGAATAATGTTGTTTAAAAAACCAGTATTAGTACAAAATATAAAATTATTTATTAATAAAATTTTAATTATAATAGGAGCGTATGGTATAATCCAAATTCTTGCTCAAGATATTGGAATTAAAATGAGTAAAAAACATAGAGAAATAATTACAAAAATGCCAATTCAAATAATATTTTTATATGCTGGTGCATTTATAATTACAAATGATTATATACTTGCATTAATATCTATTTTAGGATATTATTTATTAAAATATATATCCTAAAAAATAAATATAAAAATAAATATAAAAAAATAAAAATACTAAATTATAATAGTTTTTGTTTATAATTTAGTATTTCTGTATTTTATATATAGTATTTCTGTATTTCTATATTAAGTTATATTATATTTTTATCTAAATAAATAGTAATGGAAACTTGTCCCGTAGGATTTTTTTGTTTTGATAAAAACACATTTTTGCTAATAATATTATCATTAATAATTTTAGTTGTATATCAAATAAATAAGAGTACTAGTAAATATGAAATTCAAAAAAATAATTTAAAACATAAAACTGAATTAATTCAACTTATCAAAGGAACACTTACTGATAAAACACTTAATAATAATACATCAAATGATATACAAAAATTAAAGAAAGAAAATTTACATTTAGAAATAAAAAATAGTATAAATCAAAATAATCAAAATAATATAAATGAACAAAGATATATTGTTAATAAAGATTATCAAAGAGTTATTAATCCATTATTACCTCCTGAAAGATCTTTTCCAAATACAATTAATAGAATAGGTATTCCAATAAATATACCTACAAGAGGGCATAGTTCCAGTTATCAACAAATAGGCGCTTTAATCCAAGAAGGTGATAATTTAGAAAAGAAAATATTACCCTTATTTGGAAAACCAACATATGTAGGGTCAAGACAGTGGCAATATTATACAAGTACCGATAGTTTTACATCCGTAAAATTAAGTGTTATTCATGAAAATAAATCTTGTCAAGATGAATATGGTTGTAGAGAAATAATGGATGGGTCAATAGTTAAAGTAAATGGATATGGTTTTAATTTTAAAGCTAGTATATATAATATAGATAAACCTAAATATTTACCATATGTTTTTTAAATATAAATTTGATTATATTTTTAATAATATTACTTAAAAATAAAATAAATAATTAATATTAATTATGACATCAATTATTACTTATAGTCCAGAAACTATTCGTTCAATAGGTGAAAATATTTCAGCAGTATTAGAACCGGATATTATAAAAAGTTTAATGGAAATAAAACTTAATAATAAATTTATAAGAAGGAGAAGTCCAATTAAGCTAAAATATACAATGAATAAAAGCACAGTTGAAACATGGCGTAACGAAAAATCAGGAGTATCTTCTACAAAAAGTGTAGAAGATAAATTTATTGAACAACTTAATTCAGAGCTAAATAAGTTATCAGAATCAAATTTTGATATTATAAATAATAAAATTAAAAACATTTTAGAATTAAATACAGATCCTAAATATATGAAAATCTCTCTTACAACTCTATTTAATAAATCTATTAACGAAGCAGGTTTTAGTCATTTATATGCTAGATTAGTTGTAATTTTTGTAGCAATATATGGTAAAATTTTTGAAAATCAACTTATAGAAATGGTAAATATATTTTACGATAATAATATTAAAAAACAGTTTAATATTTGCCAAGAAGACATAAATTATGATGAATTATGTAATAGAAATAAAGAAAAACAAAAATTACTAGGAACATTTACATTTATGGGTGGTTTATATATTAATAACTATATATCTGAAAATGTTATATTAAAATATTTTAATATATTGATAAATTCGATAATTGAAAATAAATCTCAAGAAAATATTGATAAATATATCGAATGTATTTGTACATTAATAAGAACTATAGGTTTGAAATTAGAAACGCGTTTAAATACAAAATTCGATGAATTAATTATTTCTAAATTAGAAATAATCACAAATGATAAAAAGAAATTTAAACCTAGAATTCGTTTCATGATATTTGATCTTTTAGATTTAAGAACAAATAAATGGAAAAAATAAATATTTGGAAAAAAATAAATATTTGGAAAAAAATAAATATTTGGAAAAAAATAAATATTTGATAATAAATAGATTTGGAAAAATAAATAGAAAAATAAAATTTTAAATTATACTTAAAATTATATTTTTACATATTATAATGGATAAAACTAATTTTATTAGATTAAAAATTGTATTAGTTGGTAATTGCGGAATAGGAAAAACGGCAATTCTTGTAAGATATGTTAATACAAAATTTGAAAATGTATTTAGAAGCACTATTGGTTGTTCTTTTTTAGCTAAACAAATAAATTTAAATGAAAAAACATATAGTCTCGAAATTTGGGATACAGCTGGACAAGAAGCATATAGATCTATTTTACCAATGTATTATAGAAATTCGGATATAGCTTTTTTATGTTTTGATTTATATGATAATAATATATCCCAAATAAAAGAAATTATTGAAATATGGTTAAAAGAACTTGAAAAATATAAAGATAATTTACATAGAATTATTTATTTAGTTGGAACTAAATCCGATCTTGTAAGTGATAATAAAAAAAATTTAGTTAAAGATTTTTTATTAACATATTATAAAAATTATTTATATTCTGAAACATCATCTAAAAATAACCTTGGTATAGATAATATGTTTATAACATCAATTGAAAAATATACTAATATAAAAAATATTGAAAATATTAAGGAAAATGAAAATGAAAATATGCTTGTTATTCATGAAAAACATAACAATTTTTTCGAATCATGTATGTTAATTTAATTGATATGTATTAAATGTTTTAAATGTAGTTATTTGGTATATTAATTTAAATAGATGTATTTTAAATGTAGTAATTTGATATAAAACATTTGATGTTAATATAAATTAAGGTGCAATTGGTTTTTATATTTGTATATAATATAATATGAATAATAGCATAACCCCCAGTTTATTGAAAAAATTTAGAAATAATTATAATAAAGATTATATCCATTCATTATTAGAAAATGGTATTAGTGAAAATAATCTTGAATCATTATTTTTAGAAAGAGATATTGTTCAAAAATATAATTATATATTTTCAAAAAAAATAAAAATTAGACAAGATATAACAAATCAATTAAGCAGTGGTCGATGTTGGTTATTTTCTTTTACAAATATATTACGCAACGATTTAATAAAACAGTATAAATTGCCTAAAAAATTTACATTAAGTAATACATACTTATTTTTTTACGATAAATTAGAAAAATGTAATTATTTTATTGATAATGTATTAAATACATTGGATATACCTTTTGATAGTAAATTAATTCAGTATTTGATAAAAGACCCTATTACAGATGGTGGTAATTGGCATATGGCTATCAATTTAATCAAAAAATATGGTATAGTTCCCGAATCTAATATGCGCGAATCTAAACAAAGTATTAATACTTCACATTTAAACTATTTTTTAAAAGATAATATGATGATTTATATGAATCAAATAAGAACTCAATATAGTAAAATAGGTACTAAAATTTATAAAAAATCGAATATTACTAAATTAAAGTCTGATATATTAAGTCATATTTATAAAATCTTATGCTATTTTTTGGGAAAGCCAGTTGAAAAATTTAATTGGAGTTATTATAATAAAAAAAACAAATATAAAATAATGAATGATTTAACTCCCTTGAATTTTTATAATGATATTATAAATTTTGATCCTAGTGAATATGTTATTTGTGTAAATTATCCAATTGAACAATATCCCTATAATAAAATTTACAATATTAACTACTGCAATAATATGATTGATGGTAAAAATACAGAGATGATAAATTTACCTATTGCAAAATTAATAGAATATTGTGTAAAAAGTATTGATAACGACGATGGGGTTTGGTTTGGAAGTGATATTGGAAAATATTTATACAAAGACACTGGTATATTAGATACTGAAATATTTAATTTTAAAAATTTATATGATTTAGATATGCTAAATAAAGGAGAGTCACTATTATATAAACAATCAGAACCTTCTCATGCTATGGTTATTATAGGATATGATAAGAATAAGAATAAAAAAATAGATAAATGGTTAGTTGAAAATTCTTGGGGAGATAATGGTGATAAAGATAATAAAGGATATTTGAGAATGAGTAATAATTGGTTTAAAAAATATGTATATTCAATTGTTGTTAAAAAATCATGTCTTGATATAAAAACTGCAAAAATATTTGATAATAAAAAAAATTATATAGACGTTGAGCCATGGGGTTATATGGGATGTGCTGCTCTCAAATAATATAATTGTTATGTATATATATAATAATAATAAGTTGCTATACAATTTATTATTTATATAAAATTAGACAGTTGTTGTTGTTGTAGTTGTTGTTGTTGTTGTTGTCGTTGCCGCAACAGGAAACTCTAAACAATTAGAATTATCTGTAAAACTTACATCTGAACCTTCTAGTAATCCAGATTGTGGATCAAAATTTTTTATTTTAATTACAGCATAATTACTTTTAATACAATTATGTGATTCAATTGGTAAAGATTGAGATTGACCATTTAAACAATAGCATAATTTCATACAATTATTTGTTTTACCATTTTCAATGAAATTTCTGTTTGTTAAAGGAGTTTTTATAAAACCTTCTGTTATCTCAATATCATAATCATTATCTTTTGTAAAAACTCTTATACTGTCTAATCTAAAATTATCAGGTATGTCAATCATTGTATATAAATTAGGGTTTTTATATATTGTTTTTTTTAAACAATTATTAATATTACATAGTTTAATACCTTCTCTATTATATTTAATATCATATTGTGGTCTATGTGGTAATACTGAACTTTTTTTAGAAAAATTTAATATAGTTGTATCAGTTTCATCAACAGTTTTTACTGGTTTTCCAAAATATAATAATGTTGTGGGACCATTTTTTGTAATAGCAACAGTTATTTCAGCATCATGACCATTTGGATAGATAACATCGTGTTGTAATTTTTCCAATGATTCGACTATACTATCAATATCTATTGATATACTATTTGTATTAACATAATCCATTATTAATTTTTTTAAACTTTTTAAATTAACTTTATAATTTATTAAAAATCTAACTACCGTAGAATCTTCTTTAATTTTATTGTTTATTTCTACATTTGTTTTTTTTAATTGTGATACTTTTATAATGTTAACATTATCTAAATCTATTATTGGGTTCAATTTCAACTCAGTTTCATCAGTTGTATCATCGTCTGTTAAAGCAAACTTGTCCAATTGATGTAAAATATATTCAGATTTATTAATTATACATAAAACATTCTTCAAAATATCTTCCCATTTAACTTTTTTATCATCACTTAAATCATCTTCCCAATTAGTATTTACATCTTCTATAAATTCTATACAATTTTTTTGTAAATAATGAGCAGCAACTTCTTTTTCATTTAGACTATCAAATGCTAAACCAAACATTGTTTTTCTTAATTCTTGAATACCAAAATCAGCATCACTTATTG